TATTCCAACCAAAGCAACGCGATCTTCTATCCCAGCACGGATCACCATGGCAAGGGTTTTTTCTTTCGCTTGTTGAGGTCTGGATTTAGGAACCATGATTATCCCTTACGGATGACATTGATTAGTCCAACCAATCCAAGTCCAGCAACAATAATTGACTCCTGTAATTCTGGCTCAATCTTAACTCCAACCGCTGTTGCGATTAGGATAATACCACGCCATGTTGAGTTTTCACTTAACTTTTCAAGTAGTGCATTTACGATTTTCATTTTTTTGTTCCTTTGGGTTCTGGAAGCTCGTAAGTGAGTCTTCCGAAATCTGTATCAAGAGAAATGCCCAGCGTTTCGCACCCAGTCAAAAATGCCATAGCGAGAAACGCGAATGAGATCAAGATCATTCCTAGAGCGATTTGTTTAGGCTTCATTTGTTTTTATTCCAGTTTTTAGCAAGCACGATAAGCGATCCGATCCCCACGGCGATACCAACCAGAAGAGATACTATTCTTAACCATGCTTCAATTTCTGGCAATAACGAAATTCCAACAGAAGTTGCTGTTGCCAAAACTCCAGCCACGCCTGCATTAAATGAATGTGTGTCCATATACTTTAATTGTTGGTAAGTTGTGCCATGGCTGCAACAACCACAGCTTCAAATGTTATTGGAGGAAACGGCCAGTCATTTCGTGGACTTTGATCTTGCGCGAAAATCGCAAGTACACCTTGCAAATAGGATTCGAGTGCGTCGAGTTCTGGGCACGATTTATTTGCGGCTGTCAAGTTAATACGAAGATAAATTAAAGTTGGCTGATAGTTGCTACCCAATCCAACAGTCTCTAAATGCTCAATAGCGGTGACGTATGGCCGTGGCGTTGGGATCAATGATAAAGTCGCTGGATCCCATGCCAACACGTTGCTCAATAACCCAGTTGCCTCAGCGTCCGTTAAAACAAACGCTGAGAGATTTGCTGGCAGAGGGTTTGCAATTACAGTCCCGAGGCTGACCCCCTGACCCGTTGCTGTATCGTAAATTAAAGTCCAATTTTCCATAATCAAACTTTCGGCACAGCAATGATACAAGCATCATATTTGCCGGGGTTGGTTGCAATGTTGTGGCGTATGGAGAGCCGCGACCCAGCAGGAACTTCTCGGCCAAACAAAAACGGCCATGTTCTACGCATTGATACTGATTCGGTATTTGCCGCTGAGAAAATAATTCGCCCAAATGAAATTTCACTTCCCGCCGCTCCAACGCCTATCTCGTAAAGCAATTCGTTGATTGTTGCGGTATCAGTATCAGAGGTACTTGGGACGATGGCAAATGCAGAGTATGCCTGTGACGTCGATGCGGTTATTTCGACCCAAGTTCCAGACGCTCCGCTCATTGCTGTGCCTGTGCTAGTTGCGGTGTCTGTTCCAAGAGTATCTAATGTTGCTGGCGTTAAACTTGCATCGCCAGCATCAAATGCTAAAAATTCACGAGCGGGAATTGTAATTGTTTTGCTCGCCACAACAGACTGCGCTCTTAGGGCAATACGCGCTCCAGATGCGATATTAACTGGTATCGTAAAAATTCCTACCGACTGTCCACCAACGGCTATATTCGGCACAACAACTACTTCACTGCCAGCCGCACCCACGCCAATGTCCATCAGCGTGGCGGTGTCTGTCAGCGATGTGTTTACGTTTGTCACAACAAACGACAACAGAGTGGTTTGGCTCGACGTGCTGGCAATCACTTGCGACCACGCACCTTTTGTATTCGGTGTAGCTGATGCTGTTACTGTGACGGCAGCCGTATTGAGTGTGCTGCCTGTGACTTGAGGGCCAGCAAAAAATGGTATGTTCCGAAATAACGGAGTCGCACCTAAATATCCTTTTTGTAAAAGTGGCATATTATGGGTCTGTTATTAGGTAAAGGGTTGTGGCGTCTGGAGAGCCAATAGCGTTGTATTCTGCCTGAGTCAAGGATACAATGTTATTAACAACGTCAGAACCACTACCTGCTGTTGTATCCGATACAACCATAGTTCCATTGCGGTTAGGAGCGGTGAATGTGCGAGTCGTCGCGGTTGCGATGTTAGTGTCAACCTCGAAAGCCATCTTCTTAGTAGCGTCCACTGATCCGACAATTCGGAACACATTGTCGGCTGGCTCGGAAGACCCGCCGCTCGGCCCAGTAGCTCCTTGCGGCCCAGTTGCCCCCGTTGCTCCCAATCCTGTTGCACCCGTTGCGCCAGTCGCTCCTGCAACGCCAGTCGCACCAGTTGGCCCTGCCGATCCCGCAGCACCAGTCGCGCCCGTTGCTCCAGTAGCACCAGCGATGCCTGCCGAAAAGATAATAAATGCAATCTCTTGGTTGTTTCCAAACTGAGAAACACCGCCAGAAGTTACGAGCGTCACTGGATATTCAACATACCCAGTCTGTAAAACTGGCGTCCCAGAAACAGTCCATTTCTGGAAGTTGTTACTATTGCCAATGTCTTGAATGATTAAGTTGTCACCCTGCTTTACAAGCGCAAGGAATACATCTACGTCCACATTGTTTTTGTCAATATGGCTAACATTGATTTGCGTCGCGCTTACCTGTGTTGATGTGTTCCAAAGCAAATAGCTATTACCCGGATCGCCGCTGGTAGATGAGGTATTAGCCTTGTAGTCGTAGAAGGACGAAGATTGCCCCGGAGTTCCTGTTGCACCCGTTGCGCCAGTCAATCCTGTAGCACCTGTAGATCCGCTTCCAGCAGGCCCAGTAGCTCCTGTGGCCCCCGTAGCTCCTGCTACGCCTGTCGCGCCCGTAGCACCGCTCCCCGCTGGGCCTGTCGCGCCTGTCGCGCCGTCGGCTCCTGTTGCACCAGCAACACCTGTTGCCCCTGTAGAGCCAGAACCAGTAGCACCTGTTGCGCCCGTAGCACCATTTGCTCCAGCAATACCTGTAGCACCCGTTGCGCCGTTTGCTCCAGCTACGCCTGTGGCTCCCGTGCTTCCAGTTGCACCATTTACACCTGCTACACCCGTTGCCCCCGTTGCTCCATCAATACCAGAAGCCCCTGTAGCACCAGTGGCTCCAGTCAATCCCGTTGCTCCTGTGCTGCCAATTCCAGTCGCTCCAGTAGCTCCTGTTGCTCCGTCACTTCCAGCTGGGCCAGTTGATCCAGTAGCACCAGTGGCTCCATTAATTCCAGCAGGCCCAGTTGCGCCAGTTGATCCAGTACTGCCTGCGCCGCCAGCAACACCAGTTGCGCCTGTAGCTCCAGTTGACCCCGCGCCTGTAGCCCCAGTTAATCCTGTAGCACCAGCTACACCAGTGGCTCCTGTTGAACCTTCTGGGCCAGTAGCTCCAGTAGAACCAAATTCTCCAGTGGCTCCAGTAAGTCCAGTGGCTCCTACAAGCCCAGTTGCACCAGTTGCTCCAACGCCCGTGGCTCCAGTAGCACCTACCCCCGTAGCTCCAGTAAGACCCGTAGAGCCTGTTAGTCCTGTAGCTCCAGTTGATCCAGTGAGACCTGTCGCGCCCTGCTGTCCTGTCGCGCCAGTTGAGCCAGTTGCTCCTGTTGCACCAGTAGGGCCGCCACTTGGCCCAGTCGCACCTATTGGCCCCGTAATACCAGTTGCTCCGCGAGGGCCAATGCTTCCTGTAGCGCCTTGAGGCCCAATCAATCCCTGCGGCCCAGTAGCTCCCGTGGCTCCGCTTGCCCCAATACCAGTTGAACCTGTAAGTCCTGTTGCACCAGTAAGCCCCGTAGCTCCTGTGCTGCCCGTAGCTCCACGCAATCCAGTTGCTCCTGTGGTTCCATTTATTCCAGCCACACCTGTCGCTCCTGTCGCGCCTTCGCCAGTAGCACCCGTGGCTCCTGTCGGCCCTCCGCTTGGCCCTGTAGCTCCCGTAAGACCAGTAGCTCCTGTTGCTCCTACCCCAGTAGCTCCTGTGGCTCCGCTCGCGCCAATAGCTTTCTGAGCCAAGCAAGCGGAATTAGCTGCGCTCTCCGCGCTTTCTTTAGCAGACCTTGCATAAGATGCAACAATAATGGTTTCGTTACAGCAGCTCATAGTGGGTTATCGTTTACGATAATTGGTTTTTATAGTCAATCTATTCGTTAAGAATATTAAATGCTTCTGTCACGGTTTCTGAAAACGAAAATGGCGGATTCCCCCAGCTTTCTTTAGGGTTTGACGATTGAACATATTCTGCGAGAATCATGTTAGTCCATAATTTTACAGAATCAAGTTTAGGACTTACCTTCCCAGCCGCTTGAAGTTGTGCTGTTAAATCAAGAAGGGTGACTAATTGCGTTGGGCCGTAACCCTCTTTTTCAAGCCAAGCATTTGCCGTATATGTTGGGGGAGGTGGAATAATCCAATGCCCATTATCCCACACGGCATCTGGCGATGGCTTGGTAGGCGCAAGAATCCATTCTTGCAGTTTTGGATTATTAACCTCTACCCAAGTGTCAATTAAACTTTGTGGGAGGTCACGAAGATCGGATGGATTAGTTCTGTTGTAGTAATTAGGCATAAACTCGGGGATGGTTAGCAACGGTTGCGCCGTTATTGTTGGTGATGGTCAAGCCGCCTTTTGCGTCGATGAGATCGCGGACGAGCGGTGCGTAGAAGACGAGGTTCTGCGGGCGCACCTTGTCGCAGGTCATTCCGTCTGCGAGGCTGGCGACTTCGGCGGCGGTAAGGGCGGCGTTCCAGATGCCGACTTCGGCGATGAATCCTTCCATAAATAATCCATTGACATCGTTTGAGGTTCTCATGCCAATAAGAACTCTGTTTATGGTTTGTTGTACTACGCTTGCGGTTGAGGTCGAGGAATTAGAGCCGTTTAAATAAACGGTTCTTGATGTAGTTGACGACCATACACCGCAGGCGTGTTGCCATGCGTTAGATGTGAATCCAACTGTAGAGTCTGCGGCTCCTGCCCCCAAAACATCAATACGGACGGGATCTCCGGCCAATGCCCCGCCCAAAACCATAACGCAGCGATTTCCGCCACCTGCATCGCTTATGGCTGCGAGCACCATATTTTGAGTAATATTTTTTGGGTTAAATTGGCATGAGATTGTAAAAGGAAATGAAAGGCTAGCAAATGATTCTGCTCTTAAAAACTGGCTGCTCGATGATGAGAATTCGTAAGCCATTACGCCGCGCTCCTTACTTCAACAGCGATGAGTTCTGCATCGCCTGTCATTGTGTCGCTTCCGTTGTTAGCATCGCGGTTGATCTTAAGGCGGAATCCGTCTCCCGCTGTAACTGAGTCGATAGTAGTTAGCGTGATCTCCGAGTAATTCGGAACTCCGCTTGTTCCGTTTGTGGTAGTTGTAACGCTTGCTGCGGTATCAAATGAATCACTATCAATATCAGTGGTCATCCGCTCTATGGAGGCATCCCATACGCAGGCTCCAGATGTGGCGGTGGTAGCAGTCCAAATAATGCGAATCTTGAGTCCGCTTCCAAGCACGGCGGCTTCGGGGATTACTCCAAGAAAGATCGCGCTTTCGTCGGTGGTATCGTCAAAATCAAGAATAGCAATGCTATTTCTGGTATCGAGCGTAGCGAAGTTGGTGGCTGGAGGTTGGTTGTCTTGCGCGTTAAATACTGCGTATGTCTTAGTTCCTCCGCCGCCGACTGCGGTCTCCGTCCCACCAGAATCTTTGATGTATGCCTTGTTGTCGCTCTTGATGTATAGGGATGCGTCACCGCTGTTTGGTGTAAGCCCAGTGGAGTGCGTGAAGATCGCAGCGTTTGCGAAATGTCGGTCTGGTGATGCCATAAATTTTAATTGTTAATTTGTTTCCAATGCAATTTATTAAGTTCCGTATCCAATTTCAACTGCGTCAACAGTTGCAACCCATCTCCAAGTTTGAGCTGAAACACCAGTAACGGCAATTCTAATTGTGTCGTCTGTATTATTTACAGAAAGCGCAATGCTAGTTCCAGCCGCATTGTCTGTTCCAATGGTTACTGGAGCGTAAACTTGGCTCGATGTGCCAGCGACATTTTTCGCCGCATATTGGCGTAGGTAATGAGCGACCGCGCTGCCATCTGACCTTACCCCGCTGATGTTGATATTCATTGCCATCACTTTTCCGGATGGAATATTCAGATATGCCAAGCTGCCATCCAATGCCATTTCAACTGCGGTATTCGTTGTGGTTTTGCAACGTAAAACAAAAAGTGCGTGCTGCGCGTCTCCTTGTGCTGCAAATTGTCCTGCTGAATGCGCTCGCATTCCATATCTGTCTGCTAATGAGTATTGCCCACCAGAAACAACGGAAAATTCCGCGGATGCGGTATTGGTAACTCCACCAGCAATAACCGAAGCAGAACCAGATGCGGTATTGCTATAGCCTCCAGATACAACTGAATTATCGCTGGATGCTGTATTGCTACCTCCGCCAGCAACAACTGAATCAGCCCCAGATGCGGTATTGCTATAGCCTCCAGAAATTGTTGACTCAATGCTGGATGCAGTATTTGATGCACCGCCACCAACAACTGACTGGTTACCAGATGCTGTGTTATTAGCCCCACCAGAGACAACTGAATCAGCTCCAGATGCTATGTTGCTACCTCCGCCAGATACAACTGAATAATCGCCAGATGCTGTATTGCTATCGCCGCCAGATACAACTGAAGAAGCTCCAGATGCTATGTTGCTACCTCCGCCAGATACAACTGAATAATCGCCAGATGCTGTATTGCTACCTCCGCCAGCAACAACTGAATAATCGCTAGTTGAAAAATTGCTAGCTCCTCCAGATACAACTGAACCATTGCCAGATGCTGTGTTGCCATCCCCGCCAGATACAACTGAATTATCGCTGGATGCTGTATTGCTTTGACCACCGGAAATAACTGAATAATTTCCAGATGCAACGTGTATAGCATTACTTCTGAATATTTGCAAATCAACCGAATTTGCGCCCCTTGCGTTTCCACCTGTTGTCCCATCAGGTTTTGGCCCAGCAATCAACGCGCCCGTACCTTTTGGAGTCAGAACTAAAGCTGAGTTGGTTTGCCCAGCGTGTTGATTAGTAATAGCGACATTGGCTTGAGTTGATGTTGTTGCATCATCTATGTTTATAGAGGAGCCTTGGATCGCATTGTTTGTCGTGCCGTTGGCTCGAACGATTGCGTTGTCTACAGTGCCGGGTGTTATCGCGGCAGGAGAACCAGCAGGCCCAGTTGCGCCAGTAGCTCCAACGCCACCGCTGCTAGAGCCTACAATGTCAAACTTACCTGTAAATGGATTAAGTGTTAGTCCCATATTATGGATATGCTATCGTGATATTTACCAAGTTAGTGTCATTTACTGTCGGTGGCTGAGTAGCATATACAAGTGTCAATGTTGCTACCACGTTTCCACCATTCAGATATTGAACAGTAGCAATGTTGTTTGTGGCTCCGTAATAAGTTATGTCAATCTCATCGTATTGCGGGATGTCAAACCCAGCAACTTGTTTCAATTGCTCATAGAGCTTGTAATTCTGAAAGTCTGGTGTCAGATCGGTGAAGCAGGGTTGTGTGAGTGCCATAATATTTTATCGGTTACGATAATTACGCAGGGTTAATGGCGGCAGAAAGAGCTTCGTTAGTAAGGAAGTATTGCTGGTCTTCAGTTTTTTGCACAAAACAATTTTCACTCACTGGGGTAAGCCCACCAATTGTTGCGAAGCCAAGGTAGAATTGATAGAGTTTGGAGGCATCGCTAGACGCATCATAACAACCAAATGAAATGGGAGTAAGTTCAGTAGCAGCAAAAATAGTTTGAAGAAATGGATAGGTTTTATCGCGGTAAGGAAGAGATGTGAAGCAAGCCATAATTTAAAAAGAGGTTAGGGTGAGGAAGGATTTACTTCCCCACCCAAGGTTGATTTTAGTAGTAGATGCCAACAACGTAGGCATTAACGTAAAGTGCACCAACGCGACCAGCAGTGTCAGCACCAGAAACAACATCAGCACCAGCGTTTGCATAGGTGAACGTGGTGGAGTTGACAACGGTAACTTCTGCTTGCACATCATTGAAAGATGAATCGGTCATGCTGGCAATCGTGATAGTGTCGCCCGTGGAGAAACCATGAGCAGCAGCGGTAACGATTGTAGCAACGCCCGAAGTGCGGGAGCGAGTTGCAGTAGCTTGACCAGCACCAACTGTGCTTTTGAGCAAGCGCAATTTGCGAGAGCCAGTGATAACGTACGGATTAGCTGCAATCGTAAGAGGATTGTAGCGGCCTTGGTTATCGAGGGCGTCAGTGATGGTCAGCGAGGAAGTGATGTTTTCGCCAGTTGTTCCATTGTCCACGATCACGATTGGATCGGTGGCAGTGGTTCCGCGAGCGTAGGCAGTTTCCAGAACGATGCTAGTTGGAAAGAACTTAGTGTCTTGGTCGTTAAGAACCAAGAGGTCAGCATCTCCAGTAGCGAGGAGGTTTACAGCGATCGGGCCAAACAGATTGACGCGATCATAAGCGAGTGGTCGTTTATTAGACATATATTTATTTAAGGTTGTGGGGAGAGGCTTTAATAAGCCTCCCCCCTATTTAACTTAGGAAGGCACAACGATGTCACCTACACCAGCGCAGCTATAGCAGTCCTGATTGTTCTCAGGAACAACGTAGCTCTGCACAGGGCAGCAGGAGCCGTAGAGGTTTTTGCTCTTGGGCATACGATGCAAGAAGGTGTGCATGATGGTTGGATCTTTGATCTGTGCAGCCATGCGGAACTGGGCTTGATAGAAGCCCGATTTGCGCCAGCGGTTGCACTCCCAATCTGGGTTCTTCCATTCCCAATCTCCAGCGTAGTTCTGGGTCATTTGTTGGGCTTGGCCGTATCCAGTCGAGGATGGCATTGTCCATTTGCACATTGCTTTGTTCACCATAGCAACCGAGATACCAAAGTCGGCATTGCGGTAGGCTTTGTTAGGAACGTAAGCGCATCCGTTTTCAAGAACAGTCTTGACATAACGAGGAACGCGAACGAGACGTGCCCATGTCGCAGGATCAGCTTCGTTGAAAGCTGGAAGCGATGCGTTGAAGGCAGTGTCAGCGTTGAAGCGAGCAGCGTTGATGTCATAACCGAAGGCGTAGTCACCGATGATGCGGTTGATGCCGAGTTTCAGACGAGTGAGACGCTCATCGAAGTCGGTGTTTGCATCCCAGTAACCATTGTTGCGCTTGGCTTGGAAGTAAAGCGCACGGCCAACTTGAGGATCAGGGATAACGATGTCGAGAAGCGGTTGACCAGTCGCGTCTTGGAGATCAAGGCGGAAAGCGTCATCTTCGTCTTGGAGATCAACGAGGGCATCGTCGAGCATATCAAGCGAGAGATAAGCAATCTTGTTGAGGTCAGCGGGAGCGAGCTTAACGCGAATCGCGCAAAGGTCGTAACCAGCTTCGTTGTTGATGGTGTGTTCGGGAACAAACCATGCTTGGTCATCGACCAAACCGCAGTAGGTTCCGTCTTCAGTCGTAATGCCCATCCACTTGTGGCCAGAACCACCGATGTAGTTAGAGCGAAGGAACTCTTCGTGGACGTTCTTGGTGATGCGAGCGTTCGACTCTTCGAACTGGAGGATCTCCTCAGCAGGGAAGAGGCGATAGAGAAGGCTCTCAACGCAAATCCAGTCAGTGGTCATCTCTTTACGGAGAAGCTCGAAAGTGTAGCTCTCAGTGCCGGGACGCTGAATGACTTCGGGTTTGCTGTCGCAAGAATCAGTCTCGCAGTAGGTGTCGGTGATCGCACGGAAAGGAGTGCAAGGATCGTGGAAGCCACGACCAAAGCGGAACGCTTTCTGTTCGGTTGTGTGGTTGAGGGGCCATGATTGCTCCTCGAAGCGGGTGAAATATGCGGAGTTTGTGACGAGCTTTTTCACATAGAGGTCGTTGAAATACTCGCGGCCCTCGCGGAAGAAACTGTCAATCTCAGCACACGAATTGAAGTATAGTTGATCTGACATTTTATTTTAGTTGGTTTAGTTTTAGTTTTGCACCGCTAAACCATACCACAGAGGAATAGCAAGCGAGTGCTTGGTTTCCTCTGCTGGACTCAACCCAGAGTTTTATCTGTCCAGAAATCGTTTTTAATGCGAGATCGAAAACTCGCCAACCAGAGTGCGGTTGAATCCCTAATTTTATCGTAAACGATAATTTCGGCTATCTCTTGCGACGAACATTGCAATCACTTACTTACTATGTCAAGCGATTTTTTTAAAAAAAGTTTGGGGGAGGTAGACACACATAACTACCTCCCCCATCTATGACCAGACTTAGGAATGACGGGCTATACAGTCCTTGCTTGCGGCGAGAATCGTGCGATCTTTGCCGCCAGTCCCTCGCTAATACTCATTCTTGGCTTCTGGGAATCCGATGCGCTTGGCGAAGATGTAATGCGCGACGAACCTTTCAGTTGTGCGATATACTCATCTTTCTCCTTCACCATCTCTTGGTATGCTTTTAGTTGAGCCTGCATCTTTTGGTATGCGCGGCCTTGGTGGATCAAGCGGTTCATGTCTTCCACCGATGCTTGTTCGTTGCTCTGCTGAGTCGCAGCAAGTGCGATAGCCTCGTCACGGGAGATGTCAAACTTGATTCCCTTGTCCTTCATGTAGTCAGCAAGCGAATCTGGGATTTCAGTTGCCTTATCAATCTCCTGCTGAGTGTTCTTGTAGCTTTCACGCCACTGATTCAGATACTTGTTCCTTCCCTCTTGCTCTCGCTGTTTAGCGGTTTGAAGAATATTTTGCTTGGTTTCCTCAAAGTTGACAAGGGCACTGTGGTGATTTTGTGTGGCTTTGATGAAGCTATTGACTTGCTCTGCGAATTGATATTGTTTGAATTGCGAGAGTGAGTTTGTGATCTCTTCGAACGCTTGGTCACGATCTGCTTCCGCCGCCCTGCGATCCTCTTCGGACGTGGCATTGAAGATGGAGGCATTTGCATTGACAGCGCGGGAGAATGTTGAAAGAAGCGTTGGATCATTCGATAGCAACTGCCTCGCAGTATCGTAGGTATTTTTGATAGGATCGAGGTAATTCTTTTTGAAGTCAGGATTGCTCGTAATGTCATGGAAGTCCAGTTTACTCCGCAATTCTTTGATCTGCTCGGATAGTTGCTGCTCAACTTCCAGCTTCTCTTGGTTGGCTTTATTGAGTTGTTCTTGGTAGTGGTTGCTTTCTGCCGTAGATTTTGACTCGGCCACCAATCGCTCAAGTTCTTGGATTTTTGTTTCAAATTTTGGAACTTCTTCCTTCTTGTATTTCTCAAGCTCTTCCTTGAGCTTGCGGTTTTCCTCGATTTGCCGCTCAACAAATCCTTTTTTCTTTCCTGTTCGGTCAGATGTAATTTCAGCTTCAGTAACTTCCGCTGGTTCTGCTGGCGGTTCTTCTTCATTGTATTTTGCTATTCCAAGGTTAGGATCTCCAACGTTGGTAGCACTAGGCTTACCATCGTCGGCTTGTTGTTTGCTGAACTTCTTGAGGAAGTCAGATGTATTGCCTTTAATCGGAATCTGAGGTTTGGATTTCAGCTCCGCGATTACTTCTGCTGTGTTGTCTGTGTCTGCCATAAATTAGATTTCGTCAAGGTCTGGATCAATCGAACTTTCTTTAGGTTCTTTATTTCTTGAAGAAGGTTTGTTTTTTTTGAACTCTCCTTGTTCTTCTGTTCCAATAGCATCAATAGTTTTGATTGCATGGATAAGTGTTGTTACTCCTTCTGGTGGGTTCACGTTAAGCAACAGATATGCCTGTAGCTTGTTCCAATCTTCGTGTGCTGTTATTGCCGCGCATAGGGATTTTACTTTTTCGGTTGTCATTGCATTGGTGTAATATTGTTTTCCATCTCAACTTCTTCAGTTCCTTCTGGAGTCTCAACCTCTTCGGCTTCTTCTTCCCCCATTTCTTCTGGCTCCTCTCCTTCCATCTCTGGAGCTTGCTTGCCTTGCATTGCTGCTTGCTTGGCCTTTTCCTTCTGAATTTCAGCGCGAGCCTTAGCCTTCTGAAGTGCGAGTTGAGTGATACCCTGTTCCTTGCGCTGCTCGGTGCGTTGAGCGTGACTGATAGAAGCCTTGCCAATTGATATGTCCGCAAGTTTCTTCTTGGTGTCGATTTCGATACCAGACTTGGCGGCGAGGTATTGCAGCTTGATGTCTTCCTCGGAGTTCGGCTGACCTTTCGCAGCTTCAGCTTGAGCCATCTCAACGTATACAGATTGTAGGTCGTCGGCCATTTTCTGCGCCTCGTTCATTCCCTGCATGAATTGTTTCAAGAAGTCCTGCTTGGATTGGTCTTTGCTGATATAATCAACGTGCGCCATGATGTGGCCGCCCTTGAACTTGATAGAGCGCATCGCCAAGGCTAGGTCGTCAATATTCGGCTGACCTTGTTGGACAGCTTGCATATTCATCTGCAACTGCATCACCAAATCTTGGAAGTGGCCTTGAGCGTGTTCGATATGCGGATCAGTTGGTAGCACTGGGAAGTTGGCTGGGTTCACGAACGCATCAGTCATACCAGCATTTTCAAACCCGATAATACGAGATGTATCATCAATCTTGCTGACTTTGGTATTTCGGTAGCGAGCTACGTTGTCTCGTCCAGATAGTGCCGCGATTGCATCCTTAACTGCGTTTTCTTGCCCTTCGTTGGCTGGAGTAATTGCTGTAATATTGAGTAGCTTCTCTGCTGTAATGAGCTTGAACGATGGGCTGCCAGCACCATTGATTAGGTTGGAACGGATGCTTGTAATGTTCTTCCATTGAGCAGCCTCTTTCGGAGTTCCAAGCTCTTCGAGAACTTCATAGAACTTCTTCACATACTCATATCCATCATCGCTGGATTTGGAGTTTACAAAGCGTTTGTAAAGCTGCTTAAAGTAAAGAGTCTGACACTCGTTGAATCGTCGTATCTGGGTTCCAGATAGCTTGGCTGATTCAGCTGCATCCAGCTCAGCTTCGCCTTTAGTGCGCTGCTTGCCCCCAGAAGTCGGAGCGTTGATGCGATACTGCCCCATTCCTCGATACATATCTCCCATGAAGAACTGCATGAATCCCATGCTTTCTGCTACTGGAAGCTGGAATCGGTTCTGAATAAACTTTGCCCCATCTGGCATCACGCTGATTGGCAACCATTCCATCTGCTTCAGCATCTTGGTTGCGTCTGGGCCTTGGCCCTCTATCATCAACATGGAGTTGAGGCGCACGGCATCTACCAACGAGTTCATCGTGAAATCATATTGGCGGCACGCAACGAAGGCGGATTCAGCTTGGGATTTAATATCTTGGAAGAGTCCGCTACCAACCGAATCGGTCAGCATATACATGATCTCATCCCATGAATTGAATAACCCAACCTTGAGCATCATAAACCCATGCTGACTTCTAATGTCATCTTCGCTGATCTTGCCTGCTCCTTTGATGTTGGAGTTGATGTAATCAGCAATCGGCTGATAGTCTTGAAGGATAATTGCCTTGCTGATCTTGCCGTCGAACTCCCTCCAGTATACTTCGTAGAGGTCGATCTTTTGATTTACGGAAAGTGACCAGTTGAATCCTGCCTCGCTGATTGTGCGGAAGAAGTCTTCGCGTGTCTTGCGGTGGTTGCTGAATGCGCGGTGGAAACGGATAGCGTCAATTGCTGCGTCTACATTCCATCCC